ATGATAATACACAGCTTGAAGCTTCCCCCACCCGGCGGCCCGATATGGATCGGAGCGAAAAAGTCTCCTGACGATCCCACCCAAACTCACCGACTTTCCCACTCAATATCTCGAAACCCCTGCAAATCATGGCCTTTCGGGAAGGCGACCGGCGAAAGCGAAATGCATTTAAAAAATGCTGTGACTAGACAGATATCGCGGCAGTGCTCCCGTAGCGGGTGGGGAGGTCTTAAAGATCGTTTGCCCAGGGGAGGAGGCCCATGCGGCGCGCGCCTTGTGACCGGCCGCATGTCTAGACCAGCCGGCCCTAGCACCGCCACCCCCGGATTGGGTCCTCCCGGCCCCTCCCGACACCCTGCGGGTACGCCGCCGCGATTCCTCGCACGCTGCAAGTTTTTTGCTAGGCCGTTTCCTTCCTTTCAACGAGTGTCGAGAACTGTTCAACCAAATGACACAGTTGGATTTTTGGCGTCTGAAACGACTGGCGGAAAAGGAAGTCTTGGGCGGAAAGGAAATTTGGCCGGCGCCCTAGACCAAGCGCGACCCCGTGCACAAGAGAGCAATAAAAGCAGCCGTAGATCTGCACCAACCCCAGACATCACCTCCTCGCCGCCCAGGAGAAACCATGACCTTCCGCTCGCCTGCGAATGATAATTCGCGCGCCTATATCGAATTCGACACAGACGGCTCCATCGTTCGCGTCGTGCCAGCGAGACTTCAGAATCCATTGAGGTGTCAGCCGTTTCAGGCAAAGCGGCCGTCAATCTCTGCCGGGCCTTCAATAGCCGAGTTGAGAACTAAGCTAGCATCCAGGCAGGCCATCGGCGACAACTGGGACGGGCGGCACCTTTTGGCTTGGCCGACCGCAGAACGACTCCTGCGCAACGATCGAGTATCTGACCTACGCCTGCTCTATCGCTGGCGGGCACTCTCTGACTTGGCGATGCTGACCCCAGCAAACGATAACGGAATCGAGTACGAGTCCGACGAAAGCGAGGAGGCTTTTGCGGAAGACGCTGCCGATGACCGCCTGCAAATCCGTCCGACAATATCTGAGCTTTGCCGTGCTGCACGCTGGCGCACATCAAACCGGCCCATTGTTTGCGCCGCTCATGCCTATAGAAATGGTGAGCGAGCGGTACGAAAAGCCGTTGGCGGCCTGACGTTCGACCATCGAAACTGGCTCGACACCTTCCGATGCCAACCAGGTTCCAAGGTTGAGCGCCCTCGCGAGGTGCGGGTACATCGCAGGCCGGCGGTGCTTCCACCCCAGGGGCTGCCACAGCCGGCGGACTCCGGCACAACGATAGCGCATATTGAGGCCGCAGGAGAGCGGCGCTTGGTCATTCAGCGCGTCGGCGAGAGTAATGCCGAAGTGCTGGAACTCGCTTGCGGCCCATCGACCGCGAAGTCGATTGGGGAGTATCTCGGACAAACCGGCAAGACAGCCGAGCGCCGCGGAATCGAGGCGGTAGACCTTGCTTTGGTTTCCCTTGCCGACACCTGGTGTCCCTAAAATGCGGCTGACGCCTACACAGTAACAGGGGCGACTATCGCTTTCCTGCACCCTTGGGCGGCACCCACAGGTGCCCACACTCGGCTCCGCTTCGGCGGGGCCTTTTCTTTTGCCCCAACATTTCTGGTTCCTGGAAAACAAAAATGGACAAACACGTTCGCGCTGCCGACCTGCGGCCAGCGACATTTGACGCCGACAAAAACACCGTCGAGGTGGTCTGGACAACGGGCGCAGCGGTGCGCCGTCGGGATTATCTAACCGATACCTTGTTCGATGAAGTTTTATCCCTGGCGCCTGGCCATGTGCGGCTTGATCGGCTGAATGCCGGCGCCCCCTTGCTCGACGCACACGACGACCGACGTCTCGCATCAGTTCTCGGTTCGGTAGTGCCCGGCACAGCCCGCATTGAGAATGGGGTCGGCATAGCGACGATCCAGCTTTCCCGGTCCGAGGACGATGCCGAGATAGTCGGCAAGATCGCCGACGGAATTATCCGCCATATCTCAGTGGGCTACAGGACGCACGCCATCCAAACGTCGGCAGGAACCGGCGGCGCTGAAGAAACGCGGACGGCAATCGATTGGGAACCGCTGGAGATTTCCGCGGTTCCGATCCCAGCAGACGCTGGCTCTCGATTTCGTGGCTTTGGCCGCGATGACAGCCCAGAGGCCGCACGCGCAAGGATGCAGCGGCGCCAAGACGAAGTCGGATTAGCACTGTGCCTTCGCAGGGCAACGCCAGAGGAGGTGTGCCAGATGGGCCGCACTCCTGCATTCATTCCCGATGAATTCTGGCCAATGGTCGAGGAGACTTGATGATCGACAGCACACAAATCAATGACCGCATGATCATTCGCGCCCAAAATCTGTCGACCCCGCTGGGTCGGTTGCAGGAACTCGCGCCGCGTCTCCTGGCCGTACTGCCCGATACTATCGGCGGATGTGCGGAACGCCTCGGCGCCACGCGACTGGAAATCACCGACGCAGCTGAATTCGAGCTCGATCAAATCGCCGACCGCGGCGGGCGGCTTGTCCGCCGCGACCGCACGTTGGCTCGCGCCGATGCAGCCGATCCATTCTATGTGACGAGGTCGACATGACGCTGGATGAACCACAATTCACCTCTTCGGACGTTGCCGAGCTGGTCGGCGAGCGCGAAGCCCGCATTCGGCATTGGCACCACTGCGGATTCAATCGCTTTTTCGGAACCAAGGACGGGTATGCCGTCCGCTACTCCACGCGCGATATAGCCGGATTTGCCGTCGCTCGAGACCTAGTTCGCATGGCCTTTCCTACTCCTCTTGCCGCGCGCATCGGTGCGATTGTCATGCATCGGGCTCCCGAAAGCGATGCCGTCCTTACCGGGACGCCGGCACAGCTTGCGCAGATCGCGCCGCCGGCCGGCTCAGGCATCGCCAATGACCGGACCTCTTGGTCCGTGCCCGGCCAGTCTCGGTCGACGATCAGCATCCCAATCGGAATGATCTGGACCGATATTGCCGCACGCGCAGCGGCACGAGGCGGCCGATGACTTGCACATTGCGAGCATGTTGTAGACGCCCTGCTGGTGCCGTCGTGTCAACGGAGACCGCGCCGCGGGAACGCTTCTGGAATGGCTCGGAATCGCCGGTTCTGGCAGCGCTTGCCGAGCCACCGACCGGCAGCGAAGACACGGCCTGGCATGAGGGCGGTCACGCCGTCGTCGCGCACGCCTTTGGCGCGGCTCACCAGCGCATTGAGCTTGATGGCCAAGCCTCTGTGATCGGAACTGACCCGCTATCGGGCGTAGCCGCCATCGCCATGCTTCTGGCCGGGCCTGCCGCGCAGCGCGCTTATTCTCGCGCCGTTGGCACGTTGCAGGAAGCAGAACTGGATGAGTTTTTCGAGCGCGTTGATGCGGCGCAATTCGGAGGTTGCGACGAATGCCGCGCCGCCCTTCACGCCACCGCTAGCGCCGACCTGGACGGTCGCGACCGGCGCGAAGTGTTCCGCGAGGGTGAAGCCCGAGCCAACGAAATGGTCGCGCGTCCCAATATCCGCGCGGCCATCGCGGCCCTAGCCACCGAGCTAGTCGACCGCCGGTCCATCCTCGGCACTGATGCCCGAGAGATCATTGATGCCTTTGTACCTTTTGGAAGAACCGCACATGCTTGAAAAACTCAAGGGTCTCCTTGGCCTAGCCAGAACATCAACGGAAATCGGCGCGCTGGCTGCGGAGGTCGATATTGCCACGCTTGAGGCGTCTCTCGCTGCAGCACGCAACAGGCGTGCCGCGGCGTTGCTCGACGGTAGCGTCGAGAACGTCCTCGACGCTGAGCGCCAGGTTGATGTAGCTCGCGTTAATCTCGAGCGCGGCCATGTCATGATTGAGGAAATTGATAGACGTCGTGTCGATGCCGAAATCGCCGAAAGGAAAGCGAATTTCGCAGCCCTTCGTGCTGACGCGCAACAGGCGGTCGAAGCCGCCGTTGCGAGGATCGAGGCTGAGTATCCGAGCCTGGCTCGGAAAATTGTAGAGCTTGCCCGCATGGCGAAGGCCGCCGACGCCGCCGCACTCGCTTGGAATGATGACTGGATCTCTGATCCAGATGAATCGACCCTTATCGATCCTGTTGGAGCACGCCTCGGTTGGTTTGACGAGTTTGCCACCACGTCGCCCTTTTATGAGGCTGTGAGCCTGCCGCCGGTCGAAGACTTCGGCGGGTTTGGCGATGCTGGACGATGGACCACGCACACCAAAGGTTATGTCCTTTCCGATAAGGCTCACCCATCGTCACATGCTAAGCGACAAATGGATGTGGGCCTTCGTTGGACGCCGGAGGAGTAGCCCGTGGGCAAGCCGGCATAGCGCAGATGGCCGGAGCGTCCACGCAAAGGCCCCCTCGCTGCTATGCACCAAGGGCCTTGCTTATGCCAGCGTTATGGACGGACCGCGCACCGGATTGAGTGGTTGATGGCATGGTTGTGCGAAGTTCAACGACGGTCGCGATGGCGTGATTTGTACGTTAAGATCGTGCCGTGTTGCGGCTAAACGCGTGAAGCCCTGCCCTCTGCCCTAGGAGACCTCGTCATGGATTTCGATTTGGTGAGTTTGCCGTGGCTCACTTTGATCACATTGGCTTCAGGGTATTCCGGCTACTACGTTGCGAACGTTGGCCTTCGTGAGCACCACAAGACGATCGACATCACGTTCTCTACGTTGGTTTTTGGCTTTTTCTCTACCTTGTCTTACCTAGTGACCCTTATGACCTTCGCAGGGCACTGGCTTGGGTCGGTTCTGGCTCCCCTAATCGCATTTGCATCTGCTGCATTTATTGGCGCATGGTGGAGTAAACGGGGTAGAAAATGGCTGACCAAAATGCTCCGGCAGAACGATGTAAGTCACACCGACGAACTTCCTAGCGCCTGGCTGAATATGTTCAGCGTGACGGATGTTTGGGGCCGCCAGCTACACGTCAAGCTGACTGACGACACCTGGCTCAAGTGCGATGATCTTCGGGAGTTCGGGTCAGCTCCGAACGGCCCGTGCGTGCTGGGCGGCGCCGGCGACATAGTTATGTACGTCACACATACGAAAAAGCCGAAACAACCATGGGTCGAAACCAACTCCGCCTACCATCCCGAATGGGGCTATGAGGCCACATACATTCCAGCCTCCCAGATAGTCCGCGTCGACTACAGAAGGCGACCCAAGACGGCCTAATCCTTGTCAGGGGCAGGTGGCGGGCTGTCGCCCTGGCTCGTAGTCCTAACCGGCTCAACCTTGGGCGTCAGGCTGCCCTTCTCCTCAACGGTCGGTGTATAACTATCCCTGATGAAGACGCGCTTCGTTGTCGGCTTGTCGGTTTCGCTCATGTTACCCTCGCTTAGATCACAAAGAGTAGATCATGCGGCCTGATCGAGTCTAGGCCAGGAAGGGGTAAGTCGAGAGTCGCCGGCCAAGCGATTTCGTGTACCGCCTGTTTGCGCATTTCCTCAATTAAATGTTGAGGGTCAGTCAGGCTTCCTCTGACCCGAAGCAATCTGCTTGGCTTTCACCGCTGCAAAACGAGCTGGCCTAACGAAGAGCCTGTCCAGCAGGTCCATCGTGATATCTTCCAAAGCCTCAGCCTCTTCCGCTGTGTATGGATCGACGTCATGTGCGGCATCATTCCCGTCGAGCGCTGCTACGTCGGCCAGTTCAACAATGTCTGCTTCCAATATTTTCATTTCGCCGAGTGACTTGATCCTCACTCGCAGCGCGTCAGCTGGTTTTTTGTCGGCCAGTCGCTGATCGGTGGCGTAGATGTGCTTCGTCGCCACATCCACCGTCTTGCGGTAAATCGCGCCAGCTGCCTCATACCAAGTCATCTGACGGCATTCATTCGCCTCGCGGAACAAGTCAGCAATTCGTGCTGGAATATGTTCAGATAGGTCGACCGCAACGGTGGCTATGCGAACGGGGCCTCGTACATCGGCAGGATAGTCCGTCTTCTCTAGATTGCCGCCAATTTTCATTGGCTCAGCTCCGCTCCTGCTTCGCCATAACCAGATGCTGAGTTGCTTGCAGTCGGTACAAGCGGCGCTGACTTCCCATTCGTTAGGCTCATGGGAAATCTGACCTACCACAATCATCTGGATGTTTTTGACGCCGCAGCGCACGCAATCCTTCACTATGAACGGCATAAGTCACTCCCAAAGCTACAATTGATGTTCAGCAAATCCAGACGAGTGGCAAGCACAAACCAAAAGTAAAGCTCAGGTCACCCGCGTTTTTGTCGACCCCGGATTGGGTTTCTGGCCCCTCCCGACACCCTGCGGGAGCGCTGCCGCGAGTTTTGTCTAGGTACAGCATTTTTTAAATGCATTTCGCTTTCGCCGGTGACTATGGCTGAGAGGCCCGAGCTGCTTGGGCTTTTCTTGACTGGACCGGCAAAGTGAGGGGCAATGACGAAAGCCCCGTGTGCGTCAGCGCGATCACTGTTCGCGCGCACGCCGCAACCCTTCACCCCTAGTCACCATCTAGCCCGCCTCGCGCGGGCTTTTTCATATCGATAGGAGCTTTGATGGCTTTCGAGCACCCCAGCGGCTTGCCGGACTCATTCCAGAGTACCAACGGCCAAGAGCAACAGTCCGTCGTTTTTCACGGCCGCCGTGCACTCATTCAGGGCCGCGAGCTCAACGACCTGCAAGACATCATGCGTAATCGGCAGAACCGCCTTGGCCGCCTCGTGGCAAAGGACGGTGATCGGTTCGAAGGTGCTGATGCGGTCGTGGACATTGGCACTGGCACGGTCATCCTGACCGCCGGCAAGATTGTCGTGGCGGGTGATGTGTTCCCCGTTGCAGAGGCTACGCTTACTGATGTTGCCATGACCGGCCGCGTCGAAATCGGCGTGCGTCTTGTTCGGTCATATGTGACCGGCGAGGACGACCCGACACTGCGCGGTCTGCTGCCCGGCTCACTGGCCGAAGGTGAGGATGGCGCCGCGCGTGAAGTCGCTACCATCGCATGGGCTCTTGGCGATGACGACGGTGAGGGCGAGTTCCATCAGGTCTACGTCCTTCAGGACGGCACAATTCTCGATCAGACCCCGCCGCCCGCGCTGAACGGCATTATGCAGGCGCTGGCGATCTATGACGCGCCGCATGGCCACTACATTGTTTCGGGCAACCGGGTGACTGCTCTTGGCGCCAATGCCGGTGCACAGCACTTCTCGATCGAGGAAGGCGAGGCTAACATTTCCGGGCGCAAGAATGTCCGGCATGCAGCGCTGCGCATTTCCGAGACCGAGGATTGGGATGTTGGCGCGGTGCCGGGTGAAACCCACACCTATACCGGCGGCGCCAGCCAGACGGTGGCGGTTGCACAGTTTCCTATCGACGCCATTACGTCGATCCTTCTGACGAAGCAAAAGACCGTCACAGTGACGCGCGGCGTGCTGGCCAACGGCATTGACGGACTTCCCGACACGTCGGTGATTTCGATCAGTTCGGTGACGCAGGGTGGCACAACCTATGTCGCCAATACCGACTTCATCCGGACCGGCAACGGGGTGGATTGGGCGCCAGCCGGTGCCGAGCCCGCATCGGGCTCTAGCTATACGGTGACCTATCGCTACCGCGCTTCGGTCACGGCCGATAGCTTCACCGACACGAGCATCACCGTCTCCGGCGGCGCAACGGGCGGCGACATCATCATTGCCTATACCTACAAGTTGCCGCGGATCGATATCATCGGCCTGCTGCCCAATGGTTCGCCGGTTTATATCTACGGTGTTTCGGCAAGGTCCAATCCGGTCATGCCAGTTCCGCCTGGCAACGTGCTGCCGCTGTGCGAGGTCCACAACTCTTGGATGGGCACGCCGGAGATCGTCGTGGATGGCGAACGCACTGGCATGCGACTGGTGACGGTGGCCGAGCTGCGCCGCCATCTCAACCAACAGGAAGACATGCAGCGTTTGCTGCAATTGGAACGCATGCGTTCCGAAGTAGACCGTCGCGACCCTGCCGCGAAAAAGAACATGTTCGTCGACCCGTTCGAGACGGACTATTACCGCGATCAGGGCGTGCCTCAGACCGGCGCCGTCGGCAACCGTATTCTGCAACTTGCCATCGAGCCGACGTTCTACGACGCCACGCTGACTTCACCGGTCATGCTGGACTGGGTCGAAGAGGTCATCGTTTCTCAGCCGCTGAAGACCGGCTGCGTGAAGATCAACCCGTACCAGAATTTCACTCCGCTTCCGGGCGACCTCGCCCTGACACCGGCCGTCGACTTCTGGACCGAACGCACGACGCAATGGACTTCGCCGGTCACGCTGGAATTCCAGCGCGGCATCAATTGGGGCGGGCCGATGCAGACTTCATCGGTCAGCACTGAGCAGGCCGCGCCTAGCCGAAACGAAGCGCTTCCATTCCTTCGGCAGCGCTCGGTGGACTTCACCGTCTCTGGCTTTTTTGAGAACGAGATCCTTGAGGAGCTGACGTTCGATGGCATCGACGTTATGCCCGGCGGGTTGGCTGCGGCCGATGCTAACGGCGAAATCTCCGGCACCTTCACGATCCCGCCAAATGTTCCGGCTGGAACAAAGACGGTTCGCGCCGTAGGGCGGGGCGGCACGATTGCCGAAGCGCTATTTGCAGGGCAGGGCACGATTGCTGTTGATGTGATGCGACGCGTCACGACGATCAACCAGTGGGTCGCACCGCCGGTGCAGGCGCCAAGCGGCTCCGATCCGCAGGCACAGAACTTCATGCTGCCAACGACCAGACAGTTGGTGGGCGTAAACTTCCATCTCTGCGCAATTGGCGACACCACGAACCATATCCTTGTCCATCAGGTGACGGTGGAGAACGGCGTTCCGACCGTCGGACTTGAGGCGGAGGCTTTCGTTTCCATGACTGGCGCTGTCGTCGGCCCAAAACAGGCACGTTATCGCCTGCCTGTAACAACCCCCGCAGGTCGGGATCGCGCCTTCGTCATAAAGACCGACGACGGCAACCACTCGATTTCGATTGCTGCCCTTGGCGGTTTCGACGCCGAATTGCAAAAGCCGGTGACGACGCATCCGTATCCCATCGGTCCTAGGCTGGATTCGGTGAACGCGCGTTCGTGGTCGGCGCACCAGGGCGAAGCACTGACGTTCGACCTTGTCGCAGCACGCTACCCCGTGACGACCAAGACGGTTGATTTAGGCAGCTTCTCGCTGGTCGCTTGCTCTGACCTTCAGGTTCGCGCCGCAGTCGACTTGCCAAATTCGGCTTGCTCGGTGGTGTTCGAAGTCGAGCGCACCAACGGCACCATCTATCGGCTGCTACCTTCCCAGGTTCTGCAGCTCAATGAGTGGATCACCGAAACTGTCGAACTGCGCGCCGTACTCACCGGCACAAACACGATGTCGCCCATCCTCTATGCCCCGGTCGAATTGATCGCCGGACGCATTGAGACTGAGGCGACGTACGTTACCCGGGCGTTCGACTTTTCGACGGCCGATCGCATCTCTGCATACCTAAAGCAGTCCCTGCCGAGCGGTTCGACTTGTGCGCTCAAGTACAAACTGGACGCTGGTTCGTGGGTCGACTTGCCCGTGACCGCCACCGAGATTTCGCCTGACCCCGCATGGGTCGAGCAGAACTATCGGGCGGGTACGCTCTCCGGCGACCTAATCCAACTCATGATCACTTTGACCGGCGGCGCATCTGCGCGGCCGCGCGTCGCCGACCTTGGGGCTGGCGTAATGTAGTTTTTGCCATCCTACCCATTCTAGCCCGCCTCGCGCGGGCTTTTTCATATCCAAAGGAGGCCCGCGTGGTCGAATTCCCAATTGTTTTCAGCCCATCATCGCCCGTCGAGTTTGAGGGCAACACTTACCGCCGCTTGACCTTTGTAAGGCCGGTCAACTTGGTCGATGTGCTGACGGTTGAGCCAATCACCGACGCGGCCGAAAAGACCCGAGCTATAAACGCCAGTCTGGCCGGCGTACCGGTGGGCGTCATCGCCGCTCTCTCCATCGAAGACCAGATCACTCTCAACGACCTTGTTTACCCGATCCTTGCCCTACCTCCTGCCGTGGAGGCATAGCCCATGGCACGCTTACATTCCGAGCTGGTGCTCGGGCTTACCGATCACGTTTCCGGCCCGGCGCGGCGACTAAACCAGAACCTCGAAAATATGCGGCAGCATCACCTCCGCAATCAGCAGGCGTTTGTTGATCACCGCAATGCTTTAGCCTCAACCGCCGTTGCTGCGTTTGCGCTGGCGCAGGCGGTGCGGGTTCCAATCCAGTCGGCTATCGACTTCGAGTCCAAGCTTGAAGACATTAACCAAAAGGTCGGCACAACCAAAGAGGGTCTAGCCGAGATCGGCGCCGCGGCCCGAGAGCTTGGCGTTGACACCGCCGTGGGAGCCACGCAGATGGCCGAAGCGCTGGACGGGCTAATGGCGGGCGGGCTCGATACGCAAACGTCCCTTGCCGTTGCCAGCCCCATCGGAAAGGTCGCCACGGCGTACGAAGCGGATGTGCAGGAGATGGTCAGCCTTTCGACCGCGTTGCTCACCAACATGGACATCGCCGCGGCTGACATCGAGGGCGCGTTCGACGTCATGTCCACCGGCGGCAAGCTGGGCCGGTTCGAGCTTTCGGACATGGCCGGCTCTTTCGAAGAAGTAACCGCATCCGCGCAATCACTTCGGATTTCCGGCAAGGAAGGGCTGGCCGACCTGACCGCAGCTCTGCAGGTCGCGCGCATGGGCGCGGGATCGGGCTCACAGGCCGTAACGAACCTTTCGAATTACATGTCGAAGCTGATGGCCCCGGACGCGATCAAGAAATTCGGTGAAGCCGGTGTCGACATCGTTGGATCGGTCAACCAGGCCATTGCCGAAGGGCAGAGCCCCATCGAGCATACCATCGGCATTCTCGACCGACTGACCGATGGCGGCAAGCAGGACCTGCTGGGCAAGTACTTCGCCGACGCCGAGGTGCAAAAGTTCATCCGGCCGATGATCCAGAATCTGGAGCTCTATCGCGAAATTCGAGCAGAAGCCCTTGGCGCCGATGGCGTGGTGCAAGCCGACTTCAACAGCCGAATGGGAACCAGCGGCGGCGTGCTGGCAAGGTTCGAGGCCTCTGTCGAAGAACTGAACTTGGCAGTGGGCGGTGCGCTCCTGCCAAAGCTTACGGAGTTCATCGAATCTGTCACCCCGATGATCGATGGCGTCTCCAAGTTCGTAACGGCCAACGAAGAGCTTGTTGCCGCGGTCGTCCAAGTGACTGCCGCGCTGATCGGTCTGCGAATGCTGGGCGCCGCCGGCGGGATGGCTGCTTGGCTGGCGGGATTAGGCGGCACCGCGGCCACAGTAGCCACCACTGCTGCAACGGGCGCGTCGTTGCCATTCACGGCAACTACCGCAGCGATAGCGTCGCAGGTCTATATCGGCGGCAAGGGGGTCTATGGGGGCGACACTCCTACTGATCCCGCCCTTTCGCCAAGTGAAAACCTACGCAACAGCATTCGCAATGATCTGGCGAACGGCAGGCTTAATCCGAATAGCCTCTTCGGGATTGATTTTGGTGACGCCGTCCAGCAGAACATCAACAATCCGCAAGGCGGCATTGGCGGCGGCTACACCGGCGCAACAAGCGGCCAGATCGAGGCGATGAAAGCTGAGATCGCCACACTCGACGCTGAGATCGCCGAGTGGCCGGAAGAAGGCATGGAAGAGCGGCGCGCTCGCCTGGCCGAAACCCTCGCCAGGATGGAGGCCGAACTTGCTGCCAGCGGCTCGGCGGTCACGATCCAGTTTGGCGCACTGATGGAGCAGTTGCGCTTCATGGCGGCGCAGGGTGTGTCCATTCCCATCTCGATGGGAGGCCCAAACCTTGGCGCTATCGCGCCGCCGCCTGGTCCGCGTATCGGTGCACAGCCACCCGCTGGCAACACCACAACCGTCGGCGATGTCAGCGTCATTGTTCAGAATCCAACCAATGCGAACCCCCAGCAGATTGGCCGGCAGGTCGGTCAGGAAGTCGCTGACCGGGTGCGAGCAGCGCACAGCAACGGAGGTATGGATTGAGGAAGGCGGGGCCGTGAAGCCCCGCCAAGTCTGCTCAGTCGATCGGCCTAACCGAACATGCCCGCAATACCGGTGCCTCGAGACGCTAGAGCTGCAGCAACGCTGCGCATCGGGTTGTGATGAAGGTTGAGCGGAGGGCTGTACTTGTGGATCAGGTCCTTTTCGAGATCCTCGTAAAACGGGTCGCTCCAGCGAGTCTCATATGCGAAGAGCCGGACGTACCCCTTCCGCATCGCTTCATCCAACCGCTCATGGCCGGCGAGCCGATTCTGAGCCTCTTTGGCCTTTCCGATGTAACCGACAACATTCTGCCAGTTGACCATAGCGTAAAGCGCGAATTCAGCTCTGGGCGGGTGACCCGCAGAGCACAAAAGGAAGCGGTAGGGATTGCCCGCGCTATCCGTGAACCAGAGGTCAGGCACGGGCAGAGGCGGAAGGGGTGGAGGCGCCACCGGCCTGGCGGGGCCCTGCCCAATCGGACCGAGCGGAGGTCGAGCACGCATAATGCCAGGTGCATTTAGGGGGTTGAAAAGAGGTAGGCTGTTTGCCATGAGTGGCTATCCTTTTAACGAAGGGTAACTGCGCTCACCGTCTTGTTTCGGTCCAGTTGGAAGCTGTCTGCCGATGCGAGACAGTGAGCGCTCTCATTTTAGCAGAAAACCTAAGCAAAAACACACTCTGTAGGTTATCCACAGGGTTATTTGCACAACATCTAGCTCCCACCGACCTCAAGGGGTCGGCAGGCCGGCGAAGCAAAATCGTCTCGAAAAACGCGATGACCAGCCAATACCCAACCGGAGGGGCGAGTAACTTCACGCCATTTCGGAAGGCGCTTCGTCGGTGAACGCTTCTATTGCGTTCGCATAGACACGCCTCAAAGGTAGCTCGGCTCCTGTGACCCGATCCTTGTACAGAAGCGTGACGACATATTCGCCGAACGAGTTAGACCAAACGCGGTTGCCAACATAATCCATGTTGAACTCCATCATAGGTGCGCTGGTCAGGCGCGGGAATGGCGCTTTCGGTCCCGCCAATTCGATGGTGCCAAAACACACTTTGATTTGTCAACGACAAGCCGCGCGCGCGAACGCGGCTAATGGGCTCATCCAAAATCGGCCCATTTGTCTGGCCCTTCATCCCCGTTCTCGCCCCCAGGGAGTGCATAGAACGCCTTCTCTATTGCCACCCTAGACCACACGCGCCGACCATCTATCTGTTTTGGCCGGGGCATACGGCCGTCTCGCACGAGCTCATCAAACTTAGCCGGGGACAGGTCGATGTATGCTGCCGCCACCTCACGAGAGAGGCCAATGGGCGGCAGGCTGTGCGGAAGAGCCTCGCCCTTGCGCCTTTTGGGCTTGTCGGTCATTTCAATGCTACGCCTGCACCACCGGCCGTGTCGCCAGGTTCAAGAAACTGCACGCCGGCGGCTTCTAGGGCGGCGAAGATGGCGGCAATTGCATCCGCAGATACCGTCCTGCGTTCCTTCTCAAAGTCTACAATGGTGGATAGGCCGAGCCCCGCGGCATTGGCCAATTCCGGTTGCTTCCAATCGATCAAGGCTCTGGCCGCGCGACAAACGGCCGGCGTTATCAACATTTTATGTTGACCTTCTTTTCAATGATTGCTACCTAGTGATTATCAACATTAAATGTTGAATCCAAGGAGAGGTCGCGATCATGGTAAAGAAGCCAGTGGCAGTAACCAAGCCCTGTGGCGCAAACACGCCGGTCACCTGGGGCGAACTGTTCCTTCTCCTGGAAGAGCGTCCGAAGGACCTGCAACAGGCCATTCTCGAAAAGATCATGGCGCTCGACGCTGCCTAGAGAGTTGCGCGGGTATCGGCGGGGTCTTCTAAGCCTCTGGCCGTAACCGGATCAATGCAGGTTCGAGCCCTGCCCTGCGCTCCACGTTTGCCGGCCTCACCATCCGACACCAGCCCCGCGCCCGCTGTCACCACCGGCAAACACAGGCGCGGGGCTTCCGAAAATGATGCCGCCTGCTTTGACCGGCGAGCGCGGCGTACACAAGAGCTAATCGCAGGCAATCATCTGCGCATTAATGCCTACGCCCCCAGCGAAAGCGGGGGGGCATTACACGGAGGTGCCTATGCAACCAGCCAATGACAATGGTTCTTCTTTGAACTCTGTCCGAGTGTCCGCACTTCCTTATGGTGTGGCACCCCGAGGATTGAACAGGCGCGAGGCCTCTGCTTATTTTGGCGTCTCGCCGGCACTTTTCGATGAGCTCGTGCGAGATGGTCGCGCTCCAAAGCCGCGGCTTGTGAACAGTCGAACCGTATGGGACAGACTCCAACTAGACGATGCTTTCGATGCGCTTCCTGTCAAGGGCGCTGCAAATCCATGGGATGACGCTTTTGGCACGGTTTAAGCTCAGCGATGGCTCTGGCGATATCCAACTCAAGCATGTCATTGAAGACACCGACCGCCATGGCAATGTGCGCGTCTATTACCGCAAGCCCGGTCACCCAAAAGTCCGGCTACTAGAAAAGCCGGGAACCGACGCATTCCTGCTGGAGTACCGTCGTGCCGCAAATGGTGAGATCGCGCCGAAGCGAGCACCCAAGCCGCCGACCAATCCTGAGAGCCTGACCTGGCTCTGTGAACGATATTATGAATCTGCCGAGTTTAAGGGCCTGAACGCGCGCACTCAGCACGTTCGCAAACTTATTCTCGGTCACGTGCTCAAAACCGATGGATCGAAGCCATACAAGCTGCTCGAGGCGCGCCATATTCGGCGGGCGCGCGACATGAAATCCGATTTCCCCGAATCCGCGAACGGCATGGTGAAGGCGCTGCGCGCTGTTTTTGGCTGGGCGGTGCAGCCTGGCGTGGAGCTGGCAGAACGCAACCCGGCTAAGGATGTGCCATACCTTGATGCAAAGGGCGACGGTCACCATAGCTGGACCGACACCGAGGTCGCGCAGTTCGAGCGCCGGCACCCCATAGGCACCAAGGCCCGTCTTGCCTTATCGCTGCTTCTATTCACCAGCCAGCGCCGGAGCGACATTGTGCTTTTCGGCCCGTCCCATGTTCAGGATGGCTGGCTGCATTTCACCCAGCAGAAGAACAGGGAACGCAAACCCATCACTCTGCAAATTCCAATCCGCCCGGAGCTGCAATCGGTTCTCGACGCGAGCCCACTAGGTAAGGACACGTTCCTGGTCAACGAGTTCGGCCGGCCCTTTACGGCGAATGGCTTTGGCAACTGGTTTCGGGATCGCTGCGATGAGGCCGACCTTAAACATTGTGCCTCTCACGGTCTCCGAAAAGCCGCCGCCCGTCGTCTTGCCGAGAGCAATCGGAGCGGTCACCAGATCATGGCGATTACCGGCCACACGACGCTCAAGGAGGTCGACCGTTACACTAAAGCGGCACAGCAAAGAGTACTGGCGGCACAGGCTTTCGACGTGTCACCGGATCCAAAAGTCCCACTTTTCCCGGCGCATTATGACGGTGGGACAAAAGCTGCAACTAAGCCGCTGACAAACAACAAGAAAATGGAGGAAATGGTGCCCAGAGCCGGAATCGAACCAGCGACACGCGGATTTTCAATCCGCTGCTCTACCAACTGA